AATCTGGCTTTATCCACTTCCGAGATAGTGACGGGACAGCAGGTGGTTACGTCAGCTATGACCACTCAAACAACCTGCTTCGCATCGCAACAGCAGATGCCTATAGATTGTACCTAAATGGCGCTGGCTTGTCGAATCCAGATGCCGCCGTTGTCGGTATTGACAAGCGATAGCCCTGCCTCTGCAGGCCCTCCGATACCGAGTCCGATAAGGCTCAGCGAGAGCATCCTAGTGGCATCAACTGACCAGTCAATTACGTTCGCGGCGCTGGAGTACATGCCCGTGTTGGAATCTCCAGTGAACGAGTACGACGGTAGCGCGGCAGTTCCAAGCTTTAGTTGGAAACCGTCCACAGTGACCAGCGCAGTGCGGCCGCCACCGGCACTGATTCCGATTTGGTTTTCGCCAACCCGGTAGAATCCAGTATTCAGGTCCGTTCCAAAGGCAAGCCCTGGCAGCGTTTCAAGCCCGTCTGCGATTAGCAACGCCGATGCAGAGAGCGCTGTGTTGATGTCAGCAGCCAGCAGGGAGACTGCGCCAGTGCGCCCCATGAAGGAAGTCACTGCTGCTGTTACCAGAGATGCTACCCATGCAGAGCCAGTGTACTGCCGTAGCTCAGAAAGGGCCGTGTTAAAGTAGAGCATGCCAGCGGCCAGAGGACCACCGGCATTGTTCAGCACAGGGTCTACCGCGTATGGACCTAGGTACAACAGTTCAAACTCTGCGAGCGCGGCCTCTGCAGCAGCAGCAGCGTTAGCAGCAGCCTCTGCGGACCCCGCTGCAACCCCATCAATAAGGACAGCAGGGTCAGAGGGAAGCTGACTGTAGACCCCGCCGTCTAGCACCGCAGGGTCGGTTGACCCCGGAATGGTATCGTAGGGCATTAGATCATACCTCCCGTATTCACATTGATCTGCACATTGCCACCAGAGGCCCTGCGGAATTTCTCCTCCCGGTTGAGCCTAGCAATATCCTCGCTTACTTTCTTCTCGAATTTCGCCTCCATTGCGTCATCCGGCAGGTAGGCCCCAACGTGCTTCAGAGCAGCCCAAACGAGCATGCGTTCGTTACTGTCTCGCAACCAGTTGGGCGCCTCTTTTCCGCCGAGTTCCACGTTAGCTTTGGTCCCGCCGTTGAGGGCGATGTAGGCATCGGCTTCCGCCTCAGTGTCAAAGGCGTGGAGTCCGCTGACGATCCACAGGAAGGTGGATGTCGAAGCGTCTGCCTCCAGGAAAGGTTGATCTGCCAGTAGCAGGCCATCAAGCCAGTTGGATGCGACTACCGTGAAGGTGGCATCCAGCACAGGAAGCCTCCGGTAGTAGTAGATCTCCAGCTGCGTGCCAACCGGCTGCTGCGGGCTGATCCAGATTTCGTCCTCACGCCACATGTACCTTGCGCAGGAGTACTGCTCTGCCCAAGGATCTAGGAAGGTACGAACATCCGTGACTTGATTGAACAGGTATGGGGAGTCGCGGCCACCAGAGGCATCCAGCGGTCGTAGCGACACAAACTGTGTCATGTCCGAAGGAATCGGAATCACAGTGTACCTGTCGTTGGCGTTGTTGTCAGAGGCGCCTACCGTGTAGGTTCGGGTGAACTCCAGCGGGGGAATCCTCAGATCACGGTAGATGTCGTCTGCCCCGTACTTGAGGCAGTCTCGAATGACGGAGTCAGGAATGGTAGCCGCCTCTGGACGATTGCTCCAGTCGCGGACCTTCGCCACGAGGGCGTCGTAGAGGGGCGTCGGCATTTGTTAAACCTTCTTGATGTTTGCAGTGAGCAGCTGCGGGTAATCCGAGATGACGATGTTCTTGAACTTTTTCATCAGAGCGGGGTCTGCCATTGTCTCTGGCGCATGGATGTCGATACCGTACTTGGTGAGGATATCGACAGCAACGATGTCAGGGATGATGGCAAAAGAGCGGTACTGCCGCGTGCTGCTGACGTTCTCATCCGCTTGCCGCTGCTCGGCGGCGTACCTCTTGTAGGCTTCCACGTTCTGCTCCAGACGGAAGTTACTCTCGTCGGTCTTCACAAGGAAAGAGTTGCGGTTGAAGTCCTGTGATCGGAAGGCCATGAGTAACCTCCTTCTCTTAGAAGTTGACGTTGCGGTTAGAAGCCAGCACCACGGTAGCACCGTCAGGGGTCAGACTGACAAGCTCGTAGAGGGTGTTAGCATCCGTCTTTGCCGGAATGGCAGCAACCACAGTAATGGTCGGAGCAGCGGCGGCGGCACCGTCCAGGTACTTGATGTCAGTGATTCGGCCTCGCGTGATTCGGCCTGCAGCGTAGGCGGTTGTAGCGCCAGTGGCGTCTGCGGCAATGCTCACCTGCACGACTTGATCCATAGGGATCAGCGTTTGGAGACCTGCCGACGTAGTGATTCGAAGAAAATTCATTTGAGCATCCTTAATTAGAGTTGGCGCCACCGGACATGACTACCAGCCTTGGCGACGATAGCGCTGCTGGCAATCTCGCTAGCAAAGCGGGCAATCACGTCGCCATCTGCCGAAGGTTGTATAAACCCCTGGATTCTTGCTGTGTTACCGGTTGTTGCAGAACTGCTTGCATTACTTGCTGCGGGCAGGTTATAGGCCACCACCTCGTTGAATGTCCGACTCGTAGAAGTCAACGTGTAGTCGCTGCTAATACTCAGGCGAGTAAATGACGGACCGTTGAGTGCCCATCGACTACCTGTCGTCGTTGCCGCAGCGGTGTAGTCAATGAAAAAGTCGAATGTGTAGCGCTGCCCGGACAGCACCGGGAAGGAAAGACCCGTTACGTCGGCAATAGTGTTGGCCACCGCGTTGTTGTTGGTCACATCCGCGCCGAGGACAACAACGTTATCTCCCGTACTAACAGGACTAACACCTTGATTTAGGCTATGCTTGATGGCTCCACTAGAGGCGAACACAGCCCACCCCCGGCCCTCAACGTACTCGATACGCTCGAATTGGGATAGCACTGCGCGCATCATAATTCGCTTCGTACCGCTAATGTCGGCGCGAATGGTGACGACACTGGAGGCGACGTTACCATTGTAGACGCTTAGGAATTCGACGCGGTGCTGCACGCTTGCGGCGGGCGCAGGGACGAGGTTTACCTCAGTGGTTCCGTTGGTACCTACGAGGTTGTCGTTCACGGTTGCATCGGCGGCTTGGATTACTTGCCAAGAGGCGGCACAATCCAAAGGGGCGACGCTAGCCGCATCAAGTACGACTTCAATACTCTTAGTAGTAGTGCTAAGATTGATCATTTAACCTCCTAGGAAGACTCGGCGGCGGACTTCGGCGGCGGTAAGACCGCCCCCACCCCCGCCAGTAGCATCCGTATCATTTATCCAGTTTGTGCCATTGTATTTCAGAACTTGCCCCGTGGAGGGCGCCGTCAGCACTACATCACCAAGGTCATCAAGGTTTCCACCGCCACCAGTTAGATCAGTGTCGTTCACCCAATTTGTACCGTTGTACTTGAGGACTTGCCCTGTGGAAGGGGCCGTGACGACAACGTCAGCTAGCGCGTTTACGGAAGCGGCTGCAACGCGGGCGTCGGCTGCTGCGTTGAAATCGCTGATAGTGCTAGCAAGCTGCGTGCCAGTATGGGTAGCGCGGTCTCGCAATGCTGCATCGCTAGAGTTTGCCGTAGCGCCGTCTGCAACGTTCAGCAACGTTCGCACTTGGGTAGTAGAGAGCGCAAGAGGAACACCAGCAACACCCGTATTGTTACCAATCAACGTGTTTGCGGCAAGGTTAGCCATCTTTGCGAGGCTGACCGCACCGTTCCCGATCGTGAGGGTAACAGAGGTAGCGCCTGACCCGCTGAGATCACCTGAGAAGGTAATCGTTTGGTTTCCAGTTAGGTAGGCAGAAGTGTCCAATGACCAAGTGTTAGCAGCCGTTTTGCGTGCTAGACCGGAGGTTCCCGCCAGGGCGGCGATTGCGGACAGGTCAGCATCGAAGGCCTGCACTGAGACACCAACGGCAGCTGATACACGAGAATCGGCTGCGGTATTAAAGTCGCTGATGGTGCTGGCAAGTTGGGTACCAGTATGGTTTGCGCGGGCTCGATCGGAATCGTGAAAGTGCAGTGCGGTATTGGCGCCGTCATCCAAGGTGTTCAGGTTGGCCGCACTGATGGAGACGTCAGTAACGTCGGCTAGCGCATGCGTATGGCCCGTGAGGGCAATGGTGCCGTCTTGATTTGGCCAGGATAGCGTGCGCGTCAGCCCCGGCGTGATCCCTGACAGCTGCAGCCTGCCTTGTTTGGTAGGGTCAGCGTCATCGAAGAAGGTCAGCACGTTATCCGTGAAGTAGCCTTCCGGCGTTGGGCCTAGGTAGACCCAAGCGGAGCCGCTCCATCGGTACAGACCAGCTTCTCTCTTGTTGATGAAAGGGACGCCAGAAGCGGCTAGCACTACGTAGGTGTCCCCTACAGCGGGGCTAGCAGGCAGTGCAGCAAAGTTAGCGACCTCCTGATAGCGCTCCGTGCCAATGTCAGCCTTTGTGGCCAGCGTGGCAATGACGTCACGAAGGAACTGGTTGGTCAGCGAGCGAACAGGGGTGCCAGTAGGCGGTACAGCAGCGTTCGCTTCCGCTACGGTCGGTGGTACAGACATGTTAGCTCCAGTTTACGCCGCCGTCCCAAGGTGTAGCAGCATCCCAAAAGATAGCAGCAACAGCCTCGTAGTAGAGCGACTTTCTGTTCGAGGCCAAGGTGAGGTAGGCGCCGTCTGGGCCTAGCCTAACCAGTTCGTACAGCATGTTGTCCCCTGAGTAGTCAGGGATTGCTGTTATGAGAGTGATGAATGGCGGCACAGCAGCACCACCAGCCAGATAAGAGATGTCGGTGATTCGTCCTTCTGATACACCACCTGTAGAGTATGCAGTTGCAGGTGGTACTATCGAAGCGGACATTTCAACTCGAAGCACTTTTCTGAGGGGAATCAGTTCAGATAGCCCTGCGGGATCTTTTGTTCGCAAGTACATCAATTTAGAGTCTCCTCAGAAAAGTGAAGGGCAGGCCACAGCCCACCCTTCATCTCACGGATTAGGCTCCGCTCAGGCCGAAGATCAGACCGCAGCCCTTCGGGTTACGGCACTCTAGGGTGCCTTCCTCCACGATTTGGCCGATGATCGAGTCACCCAGCTGGCCCAGGTCAACTTCCTGCGTCGGACGCAGCGAAGCCCACGAGAACCACATCGGGTCGTACACCAGCGCCGAGAAGTTCGCCGTGGTGTCGAGACCAGCAACCGCCGTGTAGGCAATGCCCATCACGTAGTTCGGCACGACCATGATGTCACCGAAGTCACTCATGTAGATCTCAACCGACTGGCGCAGCTTACCCGACTCGTCGATGTTACGACGGACGTTCGAGTCACCAGCGTTCGTGGTCGAGGAGCCAGCAAGCTGAGCACGGGCCGAGAAGGCACGACGGTTCGCCGGAGAGACCATAAGACGCGAGGCCTTACCGCCGTTCTCGTAGATCGCCTGCATCACGGTGTCCACATGCGACAGCTGCAGCGGGTTCTTGTCCCCGGACGTAACCGTGGTGAAGGTACCGCTCACGCCGCCACCGGGGTTCGTCGGGGCAGTGTACTCACCCGGCGTGGTCAGCACGTTGAGTGCCGTAGCCGGAGTGTTGGTCGCGACGGTGTAGTTCACCCACGACTGGTAGCCACCGAACGTGCGGGTGCCCGCGCCGTTGCTCGACTGCCAGGTGTTCACGGCACCGAACTCGATGTCACGGCGCATTTCCACACCACGCTTCTTCAGCTGGTAGGCATACTCGTCAGCCACACCGGCCTGATCCACAGCACGCTTCGAACCAGTGACGGTCACGGTCTTGCTGTTGATCTGGCAGTAGTTGCCCAGACGGGTACGGAACGGTTCCGCAGCTTGGGCAGCCGTCTGCGTGGCGTACGAAACACCTTCCGCGACAGCACCCTGCACCGGCGGCGACAGTTCGTCGGTTTGCCATTCGTGCAGGATGGCCTTAGCCTTGGTTTTGCCGATCGAGCTCAGGAACGGAGTCTCGTCCCGAGAGATCATGCTGATGAAGTTTGCGAGGTCTTCGCGCTCGCTCACGTTACCACCGTTGCCAGTAGCAGCAGCGGAACGGACGGCAGCCTTGGGGCCACCAGTGGCAAAGTTATTGCCCGGCATTTTTGTTTCCTTTCAAAGAGGCGGAGAGACCCTCTGCGGGGTCTTGCCTTGTTGTTACTTCAGCTTCTTGGAGATGGAACTGATGCCCTTCAGGAAGTCAAGCTGCTGGCCCGGATCGCCCTTGCCACTCAGGACAGTTTGGCGCAGGTTAGCATGAGCTTTCTTCGCTGCAGCGGCAGGGGGAGTACCCTTCTTCATGGGAACAGCCTTGGAGGGCGTGGTCACACGTTGAGTCCGCTTGGAGGCACCTTTCTCAACTGCTTCTTTCAGATTTCGGTAGTCATTGATGAATTTGACCACCCGAGCGTCATAGATGCTTTCCAGAAGTGTTTCAGGAATGCCTTCCTTCAGCGCGAAGTCACGGCACTTGACCGCCACCTCGTCAGTATAACCTTTGATAAGCTCTGGGGCTTCCTTGGAGTATTTCTCCCCAAGCGCCTGCTTCTCATCTTGAACTCGCTGTTGGTAGGCGACAGCAACCTTAGAAAGCTTTTCCTTGCGGGTAGCTTGGGCTGCTGCGTATTCCTCTTGGAGCTCTCGCATACGCTCATTCGCTTCACGAGCGGCGTAGGAGTCTCCAGCCTTCTTAGCATCGTCGCGCTGCTTCTTGACCTCGTTGTACTGCGCCGCGATAGCAGCTTCCGTACCAGCAAGTTCAGTGTTCAGCACGTCGGCCAGCTGAATGGCTTCAGCCAGCTTCGTTTGGCGCTCGGCTTCTGCAGCCTTCTTCAAGTCGCCAATCTCTCGACCCTTCTGCGATAGATGCTGATCCGTGGCGTAACCCTTTCGGAGATCTGCCAGGGAGACCTTCACTACCTTGCCATCAATCTTGACGGGAATGGTAGCGGCCCAGTCGATTTGCTCCTCTTCGAAGTGAGCCGGCTCGGTGGTAGACTGCTCGTCATCACCTTGCTCCTCTTCCTCGTCGGTTTGCCCTTCGACTTCCTCATCTACGGTTTCTTCGGAAGCTGCATCGGCATCGGGATCTTCCGATGCGTCTTCCTGAGTCGTGTCGCCTTGCTCCTCTTCCTGATCGGTGGGTAGCGATTCTGCGCGTTCAGCAGCAGCCCGAAGCACGGGGCTCTGACGGAGAATGGCAGCCAAGGAGGGCAGCGCCGCCTCTCCAGCACTGTAGGAATCAAAGTTACTCGACGAGATTTCGCTCGCGGGCGTCGATTCCACAGCACCAGTGGTATTTTGAACAGTCATTGTCTAGTCCTCTGTATGGGTTAACGGCGTTGACGGCCGAAGTTCTTGGTCTCTACATGCGCGGCAGTGGGCAGGGGTTCTGCCAGGGGCTCTACCACAGGCTCGGCCTGGGGCGCCACCACGGTTTCCCGCTCAGATCGCATGTTCTTAAGAGCGTGAAGGGCCAGCAGTGCAGCGCTGAGCGACTGCGCCTGTGGTGCTACTCGATGGATTCCGTTGGGGCCGCTATTCTTAGCGGACAGCACGGACTTCACGTTGTAGGCTACAGCATCCTCCATAGCCTCAATCGCTTCATTGATCTGTTCCATCGTCAGCATTTTCAGTCCCTTCTTGGTTTTGCCCCTTCAGAACTGGAAGGGCTTTCCCCTGCTCCTGCATGAATTGGGTATTCTTGCCGAGATTGGAGAAGTCAATTAGCTTGCCCTTTACAGAGCCAAGCGCCATAGCAGTTGAGTAGAGGAACTCTCGCTCCTTAACGCAATGCGCTTCTGTCTTCAGCCACGCCATGAAGAGGTCCGCGAGGACTTCCCCAAATGCTTGGTCAAAGAATTGTTCTTTCACTTGATCCGAGAACGTACCTCGGACGATTGCCTCCTGCGCGCTTTGAGCCTCAAGCTCAGGGCGCATGGTGGGCGTGTACCTATCGCGCACAACTTTTTTCAGGCTGTCGCTCGTCATGTCCTTCGTCCTCCTTAGTGGCTCCGGACCCTGGGCTCGAACCAGGGACCAACGGATTAACAATCCGCTGCTCTACCAACTGAGCTAGACCGGAGTAGGTTAGAGCCTACCTCGTATGGGCACGAGGCAGGTTCTGTCTGTTAGGTACCGGCTACTGACCTTGGGAATCGACTTCCGAAGTCGGGTTCATCATGCCGGCTGCCGGACCAGGACTTTCCTGAATCGGCGGCGTTGAGATTGGAGTGGACGCATCAGTGTTAACGACCGCCATGATCTGCTTCAGAATGGTCATCACATCGGGTTCTGGCGGGAGCGTGCTCGGATCGATGCCTTCCTTAGCGGCAGACACGAGGATCTTAGCCCACTCTTGCTTTTCCTTGATGACTGCCACGAGCAACTGACGAGCATTATCCTGCATGGAGTTCTTGGTCTGCACGTTGGTCAGGGCAAGGTTAGCCTGCCGCGTGGAGATGTCCAGCTGCTTGATCTGCTCGTCTAGCTTTCGTCCCTTCTCCGCAGCCTCCAGTTCGGCCTTGCGAGAGGCCGCTGCCTGCTCCTTGAACTTGGGATCGGTGTAATCCACGAGGTAGTCCATCGGATCAACGTCGAGCGCCTCAATTGCCGTGCAGGCAATGCGGACGGCAGCTTCCGGATTGATTGCGCCGCCAGCGCCAGCCTGCTTCAGAGCGGGCAGGATCTTTTCACCGATGATGTTCATCTTCTTCATGATGTTTGAGTTGGAGTGGTCACCAACATCGGCATTCACGTAGAAGTTCATTTCCTCGGGGAGGTCAGCAGGATCCACAGACTGAAGGAAGTCGTTGTGGTCGTAGTACTGCATTACGGAGCCGCCCATGTGCTTCCGAATGGTCCGGTAGATACCTTCCACCAGCCTCTTGAAACCAGTCTCCACTAGCCGGCGAGCAACGTACTGCAGGCGAACCTGCGCGGCGCTCATAACTCGGTTGAGCTTTTCCTCGCTGTTGCCGCTAACGTAGAGCGTGTCGTTCAGGCCTTGCGCCGCCTTTGACAGACCGTGCGCCTGCTCCTTGTTCGTCTGGAGCACCTGCAGCAACGGTACAGTACCAGTGCTGATGGTGTCCGGACTGAGGGCAGCTACTGCGTTGTTGGGATTACCATTGGTGGGGATCAGCTGCTTAGGCTTCATGTTCTGAAGAGCGCTGAAGTCAACCACGTTAGGGTCAGCCAGCTTTGGCGAGTAGTTCGTCAGGTAGACGTTCTCAACGAAGCCACGGAGAATTGCCGTGGAGGCGAGGGTACTCGGCCTAGCGATGTCAGCCACGCTAAGACCCAGAAACTCGTGGGGAATCTCGAACGGGCAGAGGCTTGCCATTGGCACAAAGTCGCAGTCTTCCTCCAGCAGAATGATATCTCCTGCCGTAATGAACCGCTTAAGCTCCGCGATGCCGTCTCCGTCTCGATCGCATCGGAACCACGACTCCACCACAGTGATTGGCGTGTTGGCCTCTGACGCGAAGACTTCCCGCGAGTGGCTGCTCATCCAGTACTCTTGACCAGTCAGCATCTTTCGAGTAGCAGACTCTTCAGTGTACTTCGTGGACCAGCTGAGAGCGCCGTCTCCGATCTTTTCCCAATCGATGTACTCAGCACGATCGGGCCAGTACGTGCGGATCTCCGATCGGGTCATCTCGTAAGAGACTCCAATGAAGGAAGCGTCGTCGATGGAGGTCGCGTCTCGCGTGATGCGGAAGTTCTCGGGCGGTACCGTGTTGATGGCGATGCGATTGCGGGAGACCTTCTCGCGGAGTCGAACATCCTTGTAGACGTTCGTGTACTCAGTAGCATCGGGCGACAGCAGCGTGGGCTCGTAGTAGAGCTCACCGATAGCCTCCACATTGTCCTTCGCAAGCTCCAGGTCAAGCTCGATCTGAGTGATGCTGTCAAACTCGCGGAAGCGGTATTCGTGGTCTTCAACAAAGCCCCAGCGAATGATGGAGTTCTTCCACATCAGGGCGGACTTAAGCCAAGTGTTCAGCTTAGTCCAGCCGTCGTTCTGCCGGAAGACCACGTAGTTGACCACGTCAGACGCTACCACCGCTTGATGGATAGCCGTCGGCTTGTGATGCGTGGGCCGGAACTTCGCGATCTTGTTGTTGTTGAGGAGTAGCTCAGCAAGGATTGCCGTGTAGCCTTCAATGGCTTCCACCGTGTCGGAACTTACAATCTGGCTCACGCCCTGCGGCACGAGGTGTCCCACCGCCAGCATTCCATACTCTAGAGTGCTCTTCTGCCGCTCAGTAGCAAGGTTGGCAGAGTTCAGGAAGTCGCCCACGGAGTTCGTGATGCCATCCTGAATCATTGAGATCAGCTTCTCGTCGTCGACGGGCTCCTTGTAGCCATCCGGAGGACGCGGCTTCTCATTGGCACGCTCGTCAGACCTGTTGCTCAGGTCGATGCGGTCTTCGGTCATTGTTTGTTCCTTTCACAGCGGTGCCTAGCTCAGGCTGCCCTTACTGTTATAGTGTTAGTTGAGAGGCCCGCCCGGAGGGGCGAGCCAATGTTGGTGCTTCTCCCATAGGGGCGCACCTTCCGAGGCCCCTTGGGCTCTAGGCCCAGCAGGAGGACTAGGCCTGCTTTTACCTACCGTCCGTCAGCTTCTTCAGCGGGACAGTTTTGTCCTTTCGGTCAATGCCCTCAGGCTTTGCCGTCCCCTTGCCAAGGCCACGTACGGGCAGTACCCTGGCAGCGGGGGTGTACTTTTCGGGCTGGGTTGCCTTGAACTTGGCAACAGTCTTCGGGCTCAGAACATCCTTGATGCCCTGAGTCGTCTTCGGATCCATGAAGTGCATGGTGGCTCCTTAGTAGCTGGTGGGTCGCGCAATGGCGCGGATCAGCTTCATGAAGCCGACTTGGAAGTCCGTGTCCGCGAGCGCAGCCCAGCGGGCCGGGTTCAGGCGAGTGATGCCGTCGTGGTCCAGCGGGTTGCGCTCGGTGTAGTTGCGCACTTCAGTGACAAAGTTGCCAACGTCTTCCGCGAGACTCTTCGCTCGGTTAATCAGAGCTTGGTCGTCAGCAGTCAGATGGCGGTAGCCTGCGATGGAGACCGTGACTTTGGTCGCAGTGAGCGGGTTGGGTTGCCGCACTTCAAGGCGGGTGTCGTCAGGTTTTTGTTCGTACATGTTTGTTCCTCTCTTTTAGAGGCCTGACTCTCATCAGAGCCAAACGGTTTCAGGACTGCTCCACGCGAGGTTCTTCTCGCGGAAGCCGATCTTGGTGTTCGTTAGCTTGTCACCGTGGGTGCGCAGCATTTCGAGACTGATAGCGGTTGCCATTACAGTATCGTCATTAGATCCCGGCTGAGCGTTCGTCTTGCCAGTCTCATCTTGCACGTAGGTCATGAGCTCGGAGATGATCACCGGGTCCGGAATCCAAATCTCCTCATTCTCGATAGCATTCTTGAGGTACCCAATGATGGCGGGCTTCGAGGTGTGAGTGGTTCTCCAGCCGGCTTTGAGTCCTTCTTCCATCTGCACATTTGCTGCCTTTGTCTGGTAGTAGATGTTCTGGCAGTCCATCTGGATGAGCCTGTTCAGCGTGGCAATTCCCATGCTGTTAGATTCCACCCCGATTAGCGCGTTGTTGTAGTACCTTGCGAGGTAGAACAGCAAGTCGCCATACTTGGAGGGATCTACTAGATTGTTCCGGTAGACTGCGCAGATTTGACGCTTCGGGTTCATTACTACTGCCGCGCTGTGGTCCTTTCCAACTCCGAGGCTCACATCAGCTGCCAGCACGTAGAGGCCATTTGAGGTGGGCGGCAGGAAGATCTTCAGGCTACCAGCCCGGTCATCTTCCCATTGCATCTTCTCAAAGTTGAACTCTTGGCGGAACTTCACAGGTTGAGGTATCAGCGCGTTCAGCTTCTCCAGGTCAAACACGTTGGAGCCGCTCACTAGGAAGGCTTCCTCCGCATGCGCCGGATATTCCTGCTTGAACTTGTCCTCACCACCTTCCGCGATCTTCAGGCGGCGCCAGTAAAGCTGGTCGTTGGTGATGATGTAGGAGTGCTTCTCGTAGATCTTGAACGCGTAGGTGATTTCTTCCGGCGTCTTCTCGAAGGTGGCAGGAGCCTCCCGCGTATATTCCGGCGTCAGGAACCACGGGATGAAGATGGCGATGTACTCGTTTTCACCCTTCACGGCGCCTTCCCAGAGGCGGTGGAACTCATTGCCCACGCCATTGGCGGTCGATTCGAGGATCACTTCCGTGCCATCAGCCTGGGAGATGCCCTGGAAGAGGCCGGCGAGGATCTTACTGTCATGCTGCCAGAAAGCTACTTCGGATAGGTGCGCCACAGTGGGCGTCATTCCTCGCCCAGCTTCCGGGCTACCTGCGGTGAAGAGCCGGTATCCCGACTCGTTGTGCTCGAACTGGATTTCCTTAGCGTTGCTCTTTTTGATCGTTGGGCGCCAGTCTTCATCCATGTTGTTAATCGCGGCGCGAGACATGGTGAACAAGGCGTCAGAGGTAGCGCCATCATGCGCCATGACTACTGACTTCTGCAGCCCGTTGAAGTAGCACTTCCAGAAAACACGGCTAGTCGTGTAGGTTGAGATGCCCTGCTGTCGAGCTTTCAGGATGATAGCCCTAACTCGTCCAGTTTCTGCTAGCTGCTTCTCGATCTTATCGTTGATTAGCTTCTGCGCGGTATTCAACCTCATGGGAATGTAGCCTTGCGCACTGTCTTTAGGCAGGATTCGAATGCGTTCTTCCGCGAAGAGGGCAAAGTTAGTCTTGTAGACTTCTTCTTGCTCTTTCTTCTTCAGCAACTTCAGGATTTTCAGTCTTTCCGCGTTGCTGGTAACCTTTTTGGTGGTCATTTAGTCCTCCGTCATGGGTTTCTGTGTCAAAATCTCGGCATAGTCTTCTTTGGTGGCTCATTCTACATGATTCCACCTAAAAGCCCACCCAGGGAGGGCTTCGCCTGTAGGTTCCGGCTAAAATTTCGATGCAAATAAAGCGACAATCGGCGCCAAATATGCGTCAATCCCTGTTTGTGGTGCGGAGTCAGTGGCATCACCGCTTACTGCGTGCGCTTTAACACAGAGAGTGTGACGGGAGTCCAACAATGTTTGTTGATCTTTGATTAACGATAATACCACCAAGCATGGGCCATGTTAGTTGAGACGGTCGTTGACCTCGGACCACGAGACAAGACCCTTGAAGGCGTCTCGTGCGGTGGCAAAGAGGGCTTCACGATCGACGAAGAACTGAGTAGCAGACATTACTCTCTCCTTGAAAGGAACCCCATGAAGGGGCGGGTGCACATGAAACTCAGAGG